AGGAGCCGCATAGAGAACGGAATACGGGTGATAACCGACGCTACTACCTACGTCGATTCGAGAGACCTCACCCTCCAAGTGAACATCTCGGCAAAGACGGAGAGCGATTTCCTGTCGAAGTATGCAGCATTTTGCGCAGAGCTGAAGAGCAAGGAGATTGTGTTAAGCACAATTAGCGGCACGTACCGCTGCATCTATCTCTCATGCCAGCAGTTCAGTCAGTTCCAGCGAGGAATCGGAAAGTTTGTTCTTAGACTTCGTGAGTATAACCCTTCAAATAGATAACTATGGCAGCGACAATAGATATTATAGGAGTTGGCGGCTCTTCAACTAACGTGGTCATCGAAAGCGCATCCGTGCGTCGCTTCGAGCTGATGAAAGAAGACTATATCCGTCTTGTTTTCTCTTCCGACAAAAAGATTAACATTCGGCTGGGCGATAGCATCACGCATGAGCTTTGGGGTACGTTCTACATCACCGAAGCGCAGAAACCGACGTACAACAGGGAAACTGGCGGCTACGACTACGACCTCCAGTTTAATGCTCCGTATTACAAGTGGAACAACAAGCTGTATAAGTTCGAGCCGAAGACAAACCGAAATGAGGCCAGCTGGTCACTCACCGACAACCTCAAAAACCACATGGCTGTCTTCCTGCGCAACCTCGAACACTACGGATGGTCTTACACCGTCGATGCTGGCTCCTATGAACTTGAAGAGGCCGAGAGAACGGTGTTTATCCAATTCGATAACATCTACATCTTGGACGCACTTACGAAGATTGCGGAGGCGTTCAATGTGGAATGGTGGATAACCGACAATGTCATCCATTTCGGAAGAGTGGAAAGCGGCACGGCTATTGATTTCGAGGTCGGCGTGAACGTCGAGAGCATGGATGCGCAAAGCTCAGAAAAGGATGCCATTACCCGATTCTATGCCTTTGGCTCTTCGCAGAATGTTCCATCCGGCTACCGAAAGAATGATGAGCAAGTCCTGTTAAACGGCGTGGTGCAGAAACGCATCATGCTCCCAGCAGACACTCCGTACATTGACATTGAGGATGGATTGACCAGTGATGAGATAGTCGAGGGTATTGTCATCTTCGATGAAGTGTACCCACGTACCAAAAGCAAAATCTCCGAGGTGATAGAGGTTGAAAAGACCGTCGAAAAGAACAACTCCACCGCAGAGGCCACAACCGACACCAACGCAACACCAGCCACCGACGAAGAGACCGAGAAGGTGAAGATTTACCGCTTCAAGACGGAGGATTTCACCTTCAGCGAAAATTATATCTTGGCTGGCCAAACTTTACAGGTGAAGTTTGAATCGGGCAAGCTCAACGGCATGACGTTTGACCTCGCCTTCAACCCCGAAGGAAAGAGCGAGAAGATAACCGTCAAGGATGGCGACGGCACAAAGGAGATAGACAATCCCGAAGCGCAGCTCTTTGAGATTGTGCGAAACGATATGTACGGCCTCATGCTTCCCAACGAAACACTGAAGCCGAGTGCAGAAGATGACTTCATCCTTCTTGGCTGGGATGCCAACAAGATGGAGGCATGGAAAGAGCTTGTATCACGGGCAGAGCAAGAGCTGAAGACAAAAGCAAAAGCATTTGCCGAGAAGAAGCGAATCGACCCACTCACATACCCGTGTACCATGATGGCCGATTATATGTATGGCTTGAACAACGGCCAGCAAGACCCTAATTTCAGCAAGGTCGGCACATTCCCCCTTGGTCAGCGCATACGTCTCAACAACGCCGTATATTTCAAGGGCGGCAGTCGCGTGTCGCGTGTTGTCGGCTTCGAGTATAAGCTGGATATTCCCTATGACGGTGCAGTTATCATCGTAGGCGAATCGGCCACGTATTCAAGCAGCAGGGCAACGGAGGCCGCTATCAATGCCGCCACCGATTCCATCAACTACCGAGGCGGCGAGTTCAGTCAAGCTGGAGGCGGTGGAAATGTATATATCATCACCTCAAACGATGCCACGGCACCGAGCGAGGGCAATGTGTATTCCGCTTTGAGAAGTGACCGCCAATATGCCCGTAAGAATCGAAACGATAACATCTCTTCCTTGTGGACGTTCAAGAACAGGAACGGCATGAGAAACGGCCTTCAGACCGAAGACTATAACGAGAACGGCGCGAATGAAGACAACCTCTTTGGCAAAGGCTTCGAGCTAATATCCAAGCCCGACGGCAATGGAGGCTTCAAGACGAAGCTGGAGGTTGACGAGCTGTTTGTCAGAATCAAGGCTTTCTTTGCACGGCTTGAAATCCGCGAAATCTCCTACGTCGGCGGCAATTATTGTTTCTCGGCTGCTGGCAGCAAGATTTATTATGTCGAATGGCTCGATGCGTCGGGCAACGTAATAGACAAGAAGAAAGGTAGCATCTCCGATGTCGCCACCTTCCGCTGTTATCTCTATTCTGACGATGGCACGACGGCCACAATAAACAAGTGGGCGGTCGATGACCAAGTAATGTGCCGCACCTTCAATATTGACGAGGGAGTGCATGAGAATGTGTCTAACAAATACTACTGGCGCAGGGCTACAGGCATCGGTCGCGGCGTTATCCCTTCACAGGTAAAAGAAGAGGTTGAGCTTCAAGACGGCGATGAGATTATCGAGACCAACAGCGAGCCGCCGACAGAATATCAATATGTCGATATTTCGATGGATGATTGCGCGACGAATAGCGACTATCCCGAAGCGGAAGATACCATCGTGCAATTTGGTAACTGGTCGGACGCAAAGAGACAAGGCATCATCTATCTCATGGTCGAGGGTGATTCTGCTCCTGCCATCATGGAGTATTCGGGTGTCGGTGCCAACGGCAAGCACTTTGTCCTGCCCGACCCGACTTTGCTGCTTTCTCCCAAGAAAAACATCATATACGGCGAGTTCCATTCCGTAGTGGACTCTGGCGGCAGCACGGGCAGCGGTGATTCCATTGATGACCAGCTCCGTGCCCTCATTGATGCCCTCAACGACATCAAGAATCAAGCCGACAAGAAGATGGAGATGTGGTTTGGCTCCTATGAGCCGCTGCCGCGTTTGGGCAGGATGGACGAAGCCAACTATCCTGCTTCCGAGTGGACTACGGACGCGCTGAAAGCTCTTCATGCGCAGGATTTGTTCTATGACACATTGAAGGCTCCAGCCACCCAGCGAGGCAGGGCGTGGAGATGGATTGCGGCATCAGACGAAAACAACAATGTAATATACTATTGGGAAGATGTCACCGACCAAGACACCATCGACGCACTGGAGAAAATTGCAGATGTGGCAAGTGATGGAAAGCTAACCGGCGGCGCGGAGAAAACCCGTGTCTTCATCGACTGGCAGAAGGCCGTGCAAGAATATCTGAAGTACAAGGAGCAAGCCCGTGACTACGGAATCACCACCGAGCTGACCGACTATGTGACCGCTTTCAAAGCTCTTGGCAAGCTATTGAATGACGGAAACGACCTTGTGACTTCCGACACCATGACGAATATCCCGACCCCCTCATGGCTGGCCGACCTTGGCACCGAGACGGTCATCCCTTCGCCAACCGACTACAGGGAGAAGTGGAATAACTACTATACAACTTTGGCCGCTCTCTTGAAGGAAATCACCAAGAAGGCCAAGGAGCTTGCGGATGCTGCCCAGCAGACCGCCGACGAAGCGATTGACCTCATCGGCGACATCGCCAGTGACGGCAGGCTCGACCCGTCAGAGAAAATCACCATCAAGCGTGAGTTTACCGCCGCCTTCCATGAGAAGAATGACACCGACGAGGCAGGCTATAAGAGTGGTATTCTTGATAGGGCTTCCTATATTGACGAATACGGAATAAGGGTGTATATTATTGATTATCAAAACATTATAATTCCGTACATTAACGCATTTGTGAATGTTGGTACATATCTGAATGGTGGCACGGTTTGGCAAGAGCCTACGCTGGCCAACTTCGGCGATGCCACACTTCCTGCATGGCTGAAGAGTGCCAACATGAAGAATACCGAAGACATCAACGCCGACACCTTCAGAAGCATTTGGAACACGTTTTATTCAAGGCGCACCGCCGTACTCACCGCCCTGTCAGAACACGCACAGGACACAGCCGATAATGCCCACGACCGAATCGACGATGTTGTTTCCGATGGCATACTTAGCGGCGGCGCGGAGAAAAGCTCGGTCTTCCTCCAATGGCAGAAGGCCGTGCAAGAATATCTGAAGTACACAAAGCAGGCTGGGGAGTACAGCGTTTCCGCAACCGCTTTTGTTGCCGCTTACACCGCACTGGCTACGATGCTCAACGGCAATGCCACCATCTCCGAAAGCATCCTTGACGGCACAACACGCCCCGATTGGCTATCTTCCACAAACATTCTG